GATAAGAAAGGGCTTCGGCCCTTTTTATTTGTTTTTCGATTTTTAGTGGTATACTGACAGAGTCTCTATGGCAATCGGATGGGCCGGTTGCTGGTCTAATTTAGGAGGACTGTAGTATGACAACACACTTTACGAGCGGAGTAACCAATGTTTCAGGAGATGGAACGCTTGGTAAATTAAAAATGCCCGCACCCCACAAGTACCATGGTTATTTCAATGACTTTGATACTTATCTAGCGTCCGATTGGACAATTACAACAACTGAAGGTGGATCTGGTAACGCCAGCGAAGCTCTTACTGACGGCGACGGCGGGTTACTATTGGTGACCAATGACGACGCTGACAATGACCACGACTTTTTCCAATTGGTAAAAGAAGGTTTCAAGTATGAAGCTGGTAAGCAGTTAGCGTTTCACATGAGGTTCAAAACCAATGATGCCACGCAAACTGATATTGTTGCTGGTTTACAGCTTACGGACACAACTCCGTTAGATGTAACCGATGGCATTTTCTTTTTGAAGTCAGATGGTGGCACGACTGTCACTTTTGTCGTTGAAAAAGACAGCACGCAATCTACTTTAGATTTGTCTACCGCTTTGGCTGACGATACTTTTATGACTGTAGGATTTGTTTATGATCCTAAAGACCAAAAGTTTCACGTTTTCCAAAACAACGTGTTAGCTGGCACAGTAGTTAGTACAAACGTACCAGACAATGAAGAGTTAGCTCTGTCATTTGGTATACAAAATGGTGCTGCCGCTGCGAAAACTTTGACCGTTGATTACATTGGCGCATACAAAGAACGCACTGCGGTAACTGAACTGTAGGAGGTGAGATATGGCTGATGCTGTAGCTTCACAAACTATTCAGGACGGCGAGAGAACCGCAGTAATGCGGTTCACCAACGTGTCAGATGGCACGGGCGAGTCAGCAGTCAAAAAGGTGGATGTATCTGCCTTGGCTGCAAACTCAGCTGGACAAGCCTGCACTGAGGTTCACATCCAAAGAATATATTGGATGACTGTTGGTATGAGCGTAAAAATGGAGTTTGATGCATCAACAAATGTCCTGCTCACACACATCCCAGCAGATGCAACCGGCGACGAATACTACGATAACTTCACTGCTATCCCAAATAATGCTGGGTCTGGCAAAACCGGAGACATTGACTTCACGACTGTGGGTCACTCCAGTGGCGACAGTTACATGATTATTTTGGAGATGATTAAGAAGTACGACTAGGGGAAGTTTATGAGTATGTTTCCCGGCGACATGTCTTCTAGAATCAGAGCATACGAGTCTGGATTAGGGCCAAACCCTTTTGAAAGAATGCCGCAGGTTCCTGACGTGATGCCTATGCAGCCTAGAGGCGGCATAGCTGGTTTATTTGAAAGGTTAAGACGCCCACAATTCCCCCCAATGGGCGGATTCGGTGGATTTGGCGGAGGCAGGTTCGGGCCTCCTCCGTTTGATCCCAGAATGCGTGGCGGGTTCCCCGGTATGGGCGGCGGATTCTTTGGTGGTTTCAGGCCAAGACTCCGACGTAGACGTAGACCTCGTCCGCAAATGCCAGATTACTCAAAACAATTTTCTTCATTAGAAGCCAAGATTGCAGAGCTTCAGAATCAATTAGCGGAAAGACAGGCCGCTACACCTACGCCCGATCCTGTAATGGACGTAGCCGAACCAAGGCCTCCTATGCAAGTAGGAACTTTGGGCGGACCCGGTTACGGTGAATTTCCTTTAGGTACAGCTGGACCTCGCGTAGATCCAAGCGACCCCGGATTTATACCACCACCAAACGGAGGCGGATTTACACCGGGGAAAATATCAATACCAAACATAGATGTTGATGCCATCAGAGAAAGAATTGAAAACTTAAATATCGATGTTGGCGAAAGACCAGATATGTCGGTAAATATACCAGTGGAACCGACAGGCAGACCCGTTCAAACTTTGCCACCTCAAGACGTTGGTGGGCGAAAGAGACTGACGAGAGGACCCGGCCCAGCAAAGATTCCGGTAAAACCGCCGTCAATCGAAAGGTTACCAAGAGAATTGGAAGAGGAGTTTATAAGGCCTCCCATGCCGCAGGTTCCTGACGTGATGCCTCCAATGCCACAAGCAGATCCAAACTTGCTCGAAAGATTCAACACGAACCCAGCGTCAGTTAACTTTGGCCTTACAGCCACTTTTGACCCAGATACTGGAGAGTATGTAACGGATTTGAGTGGTATGGGCTTTCAAGGCGCGCAAAGATTTAGAAGACAATCTCCGGCTGAGTTTGCGGCTCAACTAGCGCCAGAACCTATGCCTGCTCCGGTAGCGATGAATGTCCCAGCCATACCTGACGAAATATTAAGAGATGTGCAAAGCCGAGGCACTGTAGGCCCCGGCATGGTGCCACCACCAGTCGTCAAACCGCCCCGTCAAGATGCGATCAAGGTTCCCATAAAAATGCCACCGATGCCCATGATTCCTGCACCAATGCCAGATCCTGTGCCAATGCCAGCACCAACGCCGCGAATCCCGGCGCCTATGCCTAGGCTTCCTAGGGTTGGAATGGCGGGTCCGGGGCCAAGGATTAGATAATGACACAAAAGAAAATCAACAAAGTAATCAAAGGATTGAAGAAAGCCAGCAAGACGCACGCACAACAAGCCAAAACCTTGAGCGCGATCAAGATGAAAAAAGGCGGTAGCGTGCCAGATAATGTGGCCAATCCTTCGCTTTACTCAAAAGCCAAAGCAAAAGCAAAAGCAAAGTTTGACGTGTACCCCTCAGCTTATGCTAATGCCTACATGGTTAAAGAATACAAAAAGATGGGCGGCAAATACAAAGGCGCCACGGGAGGAGAAGTGACGTTAAAGCCAATACCAAAAGGCAACAAAGGCTTAGGGAAGCTGCCAACAAAAGTACGCAACAAGATGGGCTATATGGCTAACGGTGGCACTGTGATGGTTCAAGGGCGTGGCTGTGGTGCAATGATGAACAGCAAGCGCAAAAAAACTAGAGTGCCTAGAAGCTAATGGCCAAGCCTAAAGGTGGTCTAACCGAATGGTTCGGTAAAGGATCCAAAGGCGATTGGGTAGACATCGGCGCTCCCAAAAAAGACGGTAAGTTTCAGCAATGTGGAAGGTCTTCCACAAAAGGTTCTAAGCGCAAATACCCTAAATGCGTGCCTCGGTCCAAAGCAAATCAAATGTCCAAAGGGCAAATTGCCTCAGCTGTCAGGCGCAAGCGTTCAAAAAAACAAGGTGTAGGCGGTAAACCCACTAATGTGAAAACATTTGCTGCAACTGGTGGTAAAATAACAAAACGATCAAACATGGGTTTGTTTGGGCGTATTTAAGGAGCGGTTATGACATATAGAAAAACAAAAGGCTATGCCATAGGAAAAAAATCGAAGGGCGGGGCCATGATGAAAAAGTCCAAAGGTGGCGCGATGATGCGTAAATCTAAGGGCGGTTCTCTCATGAAGAAGTCGAAAGGCGGGTCCATGATGAAAAAGACTAAAGCTAATGGTGTGGGTCAAGCGATCTCTAAGCTAGCGGCTAAAAAGTCGAAGGGCGGATCTCTCATGAAAAAGTCCAAAGGCGGAGCCATGATGCGTAAGTCCAAGGGTGGGGCTATGATGAAAAAGTCCAAAGGCGGAGCGCTAAATAAAAAATCCAAGAGGTAAGCCATGTCTTACCTCATCAGTAACGTCCCGCACTTTAAATGTTGGGTGAGGCGGGAGTTTACCCACAATCATGAGAAATATCATGATGAATACATTCACGCTCTAGCCATTGCGGTTAACACCATCCCAGATCGTTCTTTAAGTTTTCAAGTAGTGTTTACAGGTTGCGAATCCGATTGCGAAGATTGGGATGAAGAAGGCAACATTCATGGTGGCGCTATGTGGGCGCGTATGCCAATACAAGGGCTGGTTTTTGACATGCCTCTGGAAGAGTTTCCTAGGCCCATGGAAGATCATTTAGCACAACCTTGGGATTGCGAATCAAGAAACCATGCGGTCACAGTCATGGATCGTGTAAGCTCCTCACCGTGGATTGCTAAGATTGATGGCGGGTTTTATCAGGCCAAATATTTGTTTACGGTGGACTACACAGATTCGGACATAGCAGATGATCCTGCACAACACAAGCAATCTCATGTATTATATATAACTGAAGATTGCGAATGGAAAGGCAATCTGGTTGCATTACCTAACAACCGGGTTAGGGCCACAAGCCCAGCTCTTTGGGTTACAGGCGAAGGCGCACCAGACTTTAAACCATCGCAGTGGGCGCATAGCGCAGAAGGACATGAAAGTTATTTGGATCCGGCGATAACTTTTAATAATTTATATGAGGATTAGATGGCATTATCCGGCAGCAAAAACTTTGAACCAGATGTAGCAGAATACATTGAAGAAGCTTTTGAGCGTTGCGGCTTAGAGCTTCGTACTGGTTATGATTTGCGCACCGCCAAAAGAAGCGCCAATCTGATGCTGGCAGAATGGGCTAACCGGGGCCTGAATCAGTGGACCATCAAAGAAGTAGACATAACTATGGTTAAAGACACTTCGACCTATAATATCGACTCAACAAACGCCACAGCTCCCATTGATGTGTTAGATGCTTACGTGCGAGAAACGATCAATAATGAAACGACCGACTTTCCACTGAACAAAATAAGTCGTGCGGAATATGCAAATTTAAGCGTTAAAACAACAAGCGGAAAACCGAATCAAGTTTTTGTAAACAAACAAACTACGCCGACCATTACGGTTTGGCCGGTGCCTGACAAAAACAGCACGTATACCGTAAGGTTAAATGTCCTGACACGTATGGACGATGTCGATGGAGCTGTAGACACTGTCGATATGCCGTTTAGGTTTTTCCCGTGCTTTGTTGCTGGACTTGCTTATTACATCAGCATGAAAAAAGCTCCAGAAAGAACAGGCATGCTGAAACAGGTATACGAAGAAGAATTTACAAGAGCCTTATCGCAAGATGAGCCTCGTACATCATTAAGAGTCGCGCCAAATCTTGGCAGGTATAATTCAGCGTAATGGCTTTTGCATCTGGAAAAGAAGCTTACGGAATCTGTGACATAACCGGGTTTCGTTACAAACGACGCGAGATGAAGAAAACGTGGAATGGTCTAATTGTGGGGCCAGATCAATGGTCACCCAAACACCCACAATTAGATCCTAAACCAAAACCAGCTGATCCACAGGCGATTCGTAACGCCAGACCAGAGACAGCAGAATTCAATCAGTCATTTGTGTTGTATACAAATGTAGACAAAGGTATACTTGGCACTAAACTTGACACTTACGAGCTTACTGTAAGTGTTGGCGAGGTAACCATAACGACATCATGAGTTTTACGTTAGCGACATTAAAGACTGCAATACAAGACTACTTAGAGTGTACAGAAAGTACGTTTGTTACGAATCTGCCCACTTTTATCAAAGAGTCTGAGCAACGCATCTTTAAGCTTGTAGAGCTACCAAAGCAGCGCAAAAACGTCACAGGACAGGTAACTTCTAGTAATAGATTTTTAGCTACGCCTTCAGACTTTTACGCGCCGTTCAGTGTGGCAATAATATCTGCAAACACCTACCACTACTTGGATTTCAAGCACACATCTTTTATCAAAGAGTTTGCGCCGAATACAACTACAACTGGTAGGCCCAGATATTACTCACTGTTTGACGACACAGCATTTGAGCTTGCTCCGGTGCCTGACGCAAACTACGACGTAGAGATTCACTATCTGCATAAACCGGCGTCCCTAACGTCCGGCGCAGAGAGTGGCACAACACTTCTATCCACAGATTACCCTGACGCTCTCCTTTATGGTTCTCTCGCAGAGGCGGCAGTGTTCTTGAAAGAACCGCCAGATGTCATAGCGACATTTGAACAACGGTTCAAAGAGGCCATTGCCAGAATGAAGACCATCGGGGAGGGACGTGAAACCAGAGACGAATATCGTTACGACCTCCTGAGAACAGGAGTAAACTAATGCCCCAAATAGAGTCGCTTGAGGGCGCTCACGTAGCGATTGTTGCCTTGGGCAACTCACAAGTAGATTATGCCATTGGTGCAGAAAACAGCATGCAATGGGATGAAAT